TGTGGTTTTTGTATGACAGGTAATCACGAGAACTGTAAAAAAGAGATAACCTACTACGAAAAAACTTGGGTGTGTGAGTGTCCTCATAATCAGGAAAAGAAAGAACAAGATATAAACTTGTCTGGTGATTAGTTATTCCATAAGACCTGTTGCGTCAAAAGACGCTAACCAGATGGTTATAGAAAATCACTACCTACATCGCCGAGCCAGCACTATGTATGCCTTTGGTCTTTTTGATGGCGATGAAATGCTCGGCTGTGTAATCTATGGAAAGCCAGCATCTCCCTCAGTTTGTGTTGGAGTTTGTGGCAAAGATGAATCGGCTAATGTTTTAGAACTCACTAGGTTGTGGATAAAAGATGGCACTCCTAAAAACACAGAGTCTTATCTCATTGGTCGTAGCCTAAAACTCCTGCCTAAGAACAAAGATATAATAATCTCTTACGCAGAGATTGGTGCTGGTCATATCGGAATTGTGTATCAAGCAACCAACTGGATTTACACAGGTATGTCTGACCGCCATGTTGAGTGGCGACTTGATGGAAAAACTGGTTCGCACTCTCGCCACATTTTTGACCAGCACGGTGGAGTAAATGGCGCAAAAGAATTTTATGGTGATAGACTTGAAAGACACGAGCGGCCGAGAAAGCACCGCTATGTATATTTCAATACAACTTCCAAAAGAAGAAAAAAAGAACTGCTGGATAAATTGAAATATAAAGTCCAGCCATATCCAAAGAAAGATACACAAAGATGAGTTGGTTCAAAAACCTATTCGGTAAAAAGAAAAAGAAAAAGCCAGCGGCTTCTTCAATCGCAAGAGATGAAAAAGGTCGTTGGATTTACGAAGTCCCATCAGCAACTAAGCATGTGGCAGACCTACAACCAAGAGTTGTCTCTGAAAAAGTTTCTACAAAGTCAAAATCTTGTGGCTGTAAAAGCGGTAGCGTATGTCCTTGCGAAAAGAAAAAGGAAACACCAAAGGCTCAAATCAAGCCAGTTGCTAAAAAGCCAGTGGCAAAGAAGCCAGTTGCGAAAAAGACTCCAACACCAAAAAAGAAGTAATTTCCAAATCACTTTCTAGAATTAACCCCGAAAAAATCTCACCCTTGATTTTTCGGGGTTTTTTCTATGTTTGTAAATGAAAAACCCACCCCGGTCCCTCACCAGGCCCAAAATTTCGCCGAAAGCAGATTTCGCTAATAGCGTATAGTGAGAACTGTCGGAGCATGGCTTCGGCGGGTAGAGACAACCTTAATTTGCGAGCAACGCAAAAAGAATGGGTCAGGCGGGAAGCAGTCTCTCCCCAGTCTTCCCGTCTGGCTCCAAAACGAAGGACATCAGTTATGTCAGACGCTCTTGATAAAGACCCGTTTGCTAAACCCGAACTCGAAGCCCCCGACATCCAGATTGATACCCCCGTCAATCTCCGCCCAGATTTATCTCTCCACGGAATTGAAGAAACCGATAGGGGAATTTGTTTAGACACCTTTGAAAATAGACAGGCGTTGCGTCGAGCAAGATTCAATTGGCTTCCTGTCTATGCTGTAAACGGCGTTCCAACAGGATTGATTCAGGCACTCTCGCCTGAGATGCAAACTCAGCAACGGCTAATGTCGCTGGATGAAAAAGTTGCAATTCTTTCGGACCCTAATGATAAAAACTCTGATTATATAAACGGCTATGACTTGCTAGCCGAGTCAGCAGCAGACTACATCGCCCCGCCTTGGGTACTAGGAGCAACACGCGCTTGGGCAAAACAACAAACGCAGGGTCTGCATGGAAAAAAGGAACTCCCTCTTCCCCGTCGTTGTAAGGCAATCAAGGATGACGGTATCCGTTGCCAACTCTGGTCTGGAGGGCGTGGAGCAGATGACGGCCTATGTCGTGTCCATCTTGGTTCCTTACGCAATAAACCAACCGACTCAGTGGAGCGTGCCCGCTCTCGTCTAACTCAGGCTGCCCCAACCGCCGTCGACACTCTTGAGGAACTTATGAACTCGGCAGAGTCCGAACCCGTCAAACTCAAGGCGGCCTCTGAAATTCTTGACCGTGCTGGTATTCGTGCTGGTATTGACATCAATACCGATGTCACTCTTGATGTCCGCCCCGCCGCTTCAATCATTGCTGAGCGTTTGGAACGCATTGCTCAAAACGCTATTGAAGCCCAACGGCGTTTAGAACCAGAGACCGTTATAGTAGAAGAAACAGAAGAAGCAGAGGTTGTCGAAGATGACGCTAAATGAAATCATTGAAGAGTTAGTGGCGTTGACGGACAATCTTCACTCCGATGTCAAACTTGCTTCCACTCGTTTAGAACACATTAGATTGACGGCCAGAGCAAACGAAGCCACGAACTTATTACATAACCTTATGAATTTCCAGGATACAGATGACACCGAAACCAAAACCACCAACGGCGAGTAGTCTTCGGGAACGCTTCATAAATAAAGCATTAGAGCACACGGGCTACTATACAAATAACGGCATGGAAAATGTCTTTGCCCAGGGGCTGAACATCAACGGCAAGCCATGGAACGGATTGTTTATTGATGTCGTTGCCAGTGAAGCGGGTGTCCGCTTACCCGTAGCCCACACAGTCTCAACGGTTGCCCTCGCCTATTACCTGGGTCACGGTTTTTTCCATGTAAGACCACGGCGAGGAGATATCGTCTTTCTCCAAACATCAACGGCAAGCGAATTCGGCTCGCCACATATCGGTATTGTTCTGGACACTAAACGGCACGCCATAGACGGGACTATACAAACGGTGGAAGGTATGACCTCTAGCGGACTACCTAAACAACCACAGACACCTAACGGTGTCTATGTACGCACCCGTCATCAAACGGAAGTCATTGGATACGCAAGACCAAAATACAAGACGGCTAGCCCTTTGTCCCCAAACGAGAACGCACCAGTAATTACTCCTGCTCAGGTCCGCGCTGGAATAAAACATAAGAGCGTCGTTTTGGTTCAGTTAGCCCTCTCAAAAGTCACAGGCATCAAAGGCTTGCCAAGAGGACACTTTGATACAAAGACCAAACTTGCTTACGCCAAGTTCCAAAGAGACATTGGTTATGTTGGCATCTCAGCATCTGGCGATGCAGACTACAACTCGTTGAAACTGTTGGGCGAACTGACTGGTTTCTTCAACGCAAAGCCATAGCAGCAGCCACTGACATTCAAGATTTCTTAAAAAAAAACTTAAATTTTATGCAATATCTATTGACAAATCCCAAAAATCGCTTTAGGATATGTCCCATATCCTAAAGTGCAAAACGATACAATTCCCCCGGAACCCCTGTAAAAACGGGGGTTTATTTTTTTGAACAAATTCCTTAAGTTATTTCATAAGACGGGATGCACGCGGCGGGCCCGCCGCATGGAAAAAACGATAACCCAGGGATAACGGCAAGTCTCCATCGGGGGTTATTACATAAGAACGGCAAGCACGCATCGCGGGAGGAGATGACGGCGAGCCTTCCATCGGGGTTTATAGCATAAGGACACGGTAAGAAGCAATGGAGCGAGAAGCAACGGCAAGCGAAAGGGGGTATAAGATAAAAAACATAACGGCAAGCCTTAGACGCAAAAAACGGCGAGCCATGAGCAGAAGAAAGAATAACGGATGACATTTGACGAGTGGTTGAGCATAGGATTCGCTAACGGGTGGGTTGGTGCACCTATATGCGAAACGCATGACGGGTTGCCTACATCAGAGGCAGAAGATAAAGAGTTTGAAGAGGGAGACCCTTGTATCCACATTTTGCGTCTCTACGACACACTGGAACACAAGATAGAGGTTGAAGAGAACCACGCTCCAAGCATCTGGCGTGCAACAAACATTGGATTAGGGATTTCTTCCACAGAATAAAAAATCACATAGTTTCTAATGTTTTATGATAAAAGTCATGAGACACATAGAAATCCATTTGATTGAAGAATCCAAAGATGTCATTACAGCCAATCAAGTTGGCCTGGAATGCGAGGCATCTGAAACTTGCGAAGAATGCTTTAAACAAGTAGGCGAAACCCCTGTAAGTAAGAAGTTTGTGCCATTCTGTTTCATACTTGATGATGAGGCTGAGTGGGTAGTTTGTAAAGACTGCGCCACCCCTGTTTTGTAGTCTCCAGGTCCCCATTTTTTCCATGCACGCCCATTTCCATGCTGACGCATGGAAAAAGTGCTAACCCACAAATCCAGAACCCCCGGAGTCCAGGCCCTTCATCTAACACATAAGCCTTATGTTTTTTCAGGGAGATGAGCCTCACCATTTCTGTTCGCTCTGGGCGAAATAAGTTTTTTTGACATTTTGGAATAAATGACGAACACTTGGTGTTATAGTCTGTGTATCAACGAAAAACACTCCCAAAAAAAGTTTTGGAAATGGACTTGACAAAGTGGTGAAAATCACTATTGTTGATAGTAGATACAAAAAAGCGTTTTAGATAAGGAGAGACCAAATGAACGCAAACACAGAAAAAACAGTAGTTGGCAAGGCACTCTATTTAGAGTTCCGCAAAGACAACTACACCTACCAAATGGTTATCACGCCACCAGCGACTAACGCTGAAGGTGGGGTAATCCCGGCTTGTGTAATGGAGAGACGACTTTCGTCTTGGCATCCACGCAAGAACTGGAACTTTTCATCAGTTCCAACAACTGGGGACTTCGTTCTACCTCGTCAAGCGAGTGGCGAGTTCCAGCAAGAGACTGACCTAAATCGTGTAAAGCACATTTCTGCTACACACCTACACAGATTAGTTTCAAAAACCATTGACTCACTTATTCACAGAGATTGGAAGTTGTTTAAGCAACCAATCACAGTTGAGGCAACTTACAAGGATGTTGAACTTATCAAATCTGGTAAGACTTCAAACGAACTTGTTCGTAGGATTGAACGCTCTCGTAAAGCGTTTAATTTCCCAGAGGCGTTATTTGATGCACCTGCACCAGTAGCACCTGCAACACCAACTGTTGTCACCCTGACACCAGTAACTCCCGGCGTAGCAAGATAAGGAGACCAACCAAAATGACTACACCAAACACAAATCCAACCTCACAAGAGTGGGTTGAAAACCAGCGTAGGATTCACGAGAACCTACCAGTCATGCTCAGCGCAGTTGTTGGGCAAGTTCTAAATCCAGTTGTCGCATCTGACCTAAACTTAGGTTATGACGAGACAGCAGGTAAAGCAGTTATTCGCAATCGTGATAACGCCAACACTGAGAAAGCAGGAGTTCAAGTGACGCAAGTCGACGCTCTTGCTGGTGAAAGTTTTTATGTTCGCCCTAATGGACAGAAATACTTCACTCGTAAGTGGGGGCAACACACAGATGTTGAAGTTGCTCGTAGCCAGCGAGCAAGTGCGACTGGAAAGTCAATCTTGCTTTATGGTGCACCGGGCACTGGAAAGACAGCAATGTTTGAAGGTGCTTTTGGTGACGACCTAATCACAGTTCTTGGAACTGGCGACACCGAAGTTGGCGACCTAGTTGGTGGCTATGTTCAAACAATCGCTGGTGGCTTTGAGTGGGTGGATGGGCCGCTAGTGCGAGCAGCAGAAGAGGGCAAAGTCCTACTGATTGACGAGATTGGTTTGATTGACCCCAAAGTTCTTTCAGTCGTCTATGGTCTTATGGATGGTCGTAGAGAACTCAAAGTAACTGCCAACCCTGAACGAGCAATCGTTAAGGCTAAGGATGGTTTCTTCGTGGTGGCTGCTACTAACCCTAACGCTCCCGGAGTAAATCTTTCTGAGGCTCTACTCTCTCGCTTTGGTATTCAAGCAGAAATGACTACTGACTGGACACTTGCTCGTAAGTTAGGAGTTCCAGCACAAGCAGTAACTTGTGCACAGAACCTAGCCAAAAAGCAACAGTCTGATGAAGTCAACTGGTCACCACAAATGCGTGAGTTGCTAGATTACAGAGACATCTCTGCTGAACTTGGTGCAGACTGGGCAGTCTCTAACTTGATTGCCCAAGCACCAGTTGAAGACAGAGCGATTGTCGCTGATGTATTTACTCGTGTCTATGGCACAGAGTTCAAGCCAGCCAAAATCTAGGTCTCCGATTTTGGCTCGTGTGTGGGGTGGCTTACCCTTAGATTTCCGCCCCACACACACCCTAAAAATCTGGGAATAAATCTTGACATTTTTTAGTTTTATACAGTAAAGTAGTAGTAACAAGAAAAGGAGTTCAGAAATGAGCCACTACAAAGTAAGCACCAAAACCATTGGTCGCACCCACCCTGACTGGTTGAAAGTCAATGCCAGCGTTGGCAAGATTGTCAACAAATGGTCGCTACGCCAAGACCTAGTTGTAGGTCTAGTTGAGGACACCACCATTGGTGCACCTGCGTGTTTCAATCCTGCCACAGCAGAGATTGAAGTTTGTATCAGCAAAGCGTTTGGCAATGTTGAGCCAAAAGAAGTTGGCGAACTTACACACCGAAAAAATCAACTTTAGCACCCAACTGCTACTGGTGCTATTTTCCACGAGGCACTCCACGCTAGGATTTCTCGCTGGTCATTAGAGCAAGCAGCAAAAGATTTAGATGCAAGACACTTGCGTTTCTTGCATGCTATGGAAGAGGGTCGCATTGAGTATTGGGGTTGCGTATTTGTTCCAGAGAACAGATTGCTACTTCGTGCTTGTGCAATGGAAATCGTTATGGCAGAACTTGACGAGCAAGTTAAAAATGTTTCAAAAGTAGACGCTGCTGCCTTTACTGCTCTGCTCACTCTTGCGAGAGTAGACGCTGGCGTTTTGGATGCAAATGATGTTCCAGAAGTTGTTATGGAAATCCTGCACGAGGTTCTTGGTAAAGAGACCATTGACCAGTTGCGTGAAATCTGGAAAGAGTTCCAAGCACACAGCGACCACGAAAACGCATTACCACTTTACGAACTTACAAATCGTTTCATTGAAGTTCTTGATGCACGCAAAGATGAAGTTGGCGAGAAACCAACTGAAACACCAAAAGGTGGTTGCGAGTATCCGGGTGGAGAGAGTGGCACACCAGAACCGGGCACATCAAAGCCGAGCGAGGATGGCACACCTACACCAAGCAACGAACCTACTGACGAGCAAGTCAAGCAGTTCAAGAAGTTCATTGAGCAAGTCAAAGACGCAGTTGAAGAAATGAAAGACATTGTTCAGATTGCCAACCAAGACGACATCAATGACGAGATTGACATGGATGAACGCAAAGAAGAAGTCGAGCAAAGAGACAAAGCACACGAAGAAAAGAAACATCGTGACAAGATTGCTGACGAAGTTTTCTCTGCTGGTTCTCACATAACTGGAATTAGAACCAACTCTGTTCTTCAAGACTCTCGCTCACCTAAGCCAGAAGAACTGGCAGCAGCCAACAAAGTTGCTAACGCTTTGCGTAAAGCAAAGTATCGTGAGCGTTCACAAGTTCGTGCTGGTAGCGTTGTTCCACCGGGTCGCTTGCGTTCTCGTGCAGTTGTTCAGCGTGAGGCTCTTAAGGCTAAGGGCGTCTTATCTCCGATTGAAACTTGGAGACGCACACAGCGTAAGCAAACAGAAGACCCAACATTAAAGGTTGGCGTTATGGTGGACATTTCTGGTTCTATGAAACCAGCAATGCAACCAATGGGCATTACTGCGTGGATTATGTCAGAGGCAGTTCGTAGGATTCAGGGCAAGTGTGCAATGGTCTATTACGGTCAGAATGTATTTGCCACTCTTAAGCCGGGACAGAAGTTGGACAAAGTGAAGACTTTCACTGCCACCGACTCAACCGAAGAGTTTGCCAAAGCGTTCAAGGCTCTTGACAGTGGCTTGGGTCTAACCAGTGGAGACGGTGCGAGATTGCTCGTAGTTGTTTCTGACGGTAGATACCGTAGCGACCAGCAAGCATACGCCAAGCAGTTGCTCAAAGAGGCTGACCGTAAGGGCGTGGCTATCTTGTGGCTGACATTTGACGGTAAGACTGGCTACGCTAAGTCATACCTAGACGGAACAAGTGGCGAGATTGTATCGCTCAACAGCACCGAGTCGCCAGTCAAAGCAGCGCAGGTAATCGGACAGACCGCGGCCAAAGTGGTCTCGGCAATCGGCTCACGAGTCTAATCGGCTCGTGTAGAAGTAGGGGCTGGCAAGAGAACGGCTAGCCCTTACTTCAAACCTTAACGGCAAGCCTAACGGCTTGCCTTAGATAGAAAGAATAGGAGACTAACGGTGGGACAGTATCACAGATTAGTTAACATAGATAAGCAAGAGTGGGTAGACCCTCACGGATTAGGTCTAGGGTCAAAGCAGTATGAGCAAACGGGTTGCGATGCATCACTAGCAGACGCAATGTATGTGCTTGTAATGACAAGCCCTGATAGTGGTGGTGGAGATTTCCCCATGACAGACATTTCTGGTCGCTGGGTAGGCGACAGAGTTTTGATTGTGGGAGATTACACAGACAAAGACGCAGTGCCCGGATTTGTTGGGGCTGACGCTATTTATCAGTTGGCAGAGGCTCAATACAAAGACATTACCCCTGATGTTCGCAAAGCGTTGAGCAAAGTGTTCAGGATTGAATACAGCACAACGACTATGGGCAATCATACATTTTGGAACAGAGTTCTGGAATAAACCAAACGCAAAGAGTCCCCTGATTTTTCAGGGGATTTTTTGTTGCACCTGGGGTAATACTTTTTCCATGCGAGAGGTTTGTTCCATGCTTCGCATGGAAAAACCAATAACCTGCGTTTCCTTATGTTTTTTCTTCGTTTGAAGGTGTCGTCTTCTTGTTCGCTCAGGGCGAACAGAAAAATACTTGCCAAAGGGAAGAAAATGTCAGCGTAGTGTGTTATCTTTCTTGTATGGGAAATGACAAAACGATTGGAGACCAAATGCAATACTCAACTCTTTTTCCAAAGGTAACCCTAGTAAAGCGTTCACAGGGACAGCGTGGGCAGTATGGGGCTAGAAAAGCCTACATGATTTACATAAGGCAGTTAAACCCCACAGGGCGTTGGTGCGTCTTTATGTCTTGGGGCAGAGAAGAAGCACCTAACTCTTGGATGGGCAGTGAAAAGATTTTTGCGACAGAGCAGGAGGCAGTTGCTTTTGCTTGGGATAAGTTCTACGAAAAGATTGACAAAGGCTACACAGAAAAAGTCTTGAAAAATAGTTAAAAATAAACTTGACATTTGGGAATAAATCCTGAATAATCATAGTTATAGTTATTATAGAAGTTCTTTTGAAAGGAGAACAAAGTGGAAAGACTAGGAATCCACACTGAGTCAGCAAAGGCTCAGTTGCTAACAACCCCAATCAAGTTTGACTTGGCTGGTAAATCAGGAGTCACCATTGACTCTTTCGCTAACGCTGAGGGCGAGGCTATTTATCGTCTTCAATGGACTGACTATGTAGTAAATGAGTGGAACGAGTTTTACGCAACTCTTTCTCTTGCTCTTGCTCGCGTAGCAGTTCTATCTGCCTGTATCGAAGAAGACTTAAAGAACGAAGAAACATTGTTCTTTAAGAGCGACTCCGAGACTTTCGCAAACCACGCATACAACTTCATAAGCAACGAGGTGAAATAATGACTGACAACAGAACCCACCCTTGCCCAACTTGTGATGGGCAGATTCCGAACAACGAAACTCCCGGAGCATACCCCGGTGCTATCTCACGCAAGGATAACAAAACAGAAATCTGTTCTGCGTGTGGAATGAACGAGGCTTTCGCAGATTACAAAAAGCAACTCAGGGAAGTTTCTGGGATTGTTTGGCAGTCAACTGTTTTGGCAGAAATGGTTGAGCACCTAAACGACAACGAGATTTCATTACTCGTCAACGCTCTCAATGACGCAGTTGCCGAAATCTGCGAGTCCTACGACATAAAGTAGAAACTCTGGGTGTGGGGTTGCCAAGTGTCAGCCCCACACTCTATAATAAAATACATAACAACTCTCTTGAAAGGAGAACTGCCAAATGGCAAACTACTACGCAACAGAAAGAACCAACTACTTCTTGGTTAACAACGAAGAGGGGTTCTTAGAAGATGTCCAAACTTTTTTGGGCAACCACGAAATCCTTAGAAAAGAAAAGGATGGCAAAACTTATTTTGCGATTCTTGGGGATTATGAAAATGGGCAAGGGCTACCTGCTTATTACGAACACGAAGGCGACACATTTGAGTTAGAGTGGGCTGACTTTTTCAAAGCACACTTGGCAGAGGGTTCTGTCGCAATCATCATGCACGCTGGTAACGAGAAAATGCGTTATGTAATGGGCTATGCTCACGCTTACAACTGGAAAGGCGAAGTTAAGACTATTGACCTGCGTGACATTTACGAACTTGCCAAAGAACTTGGCAACGACATTACAGAAGTGGAGTTTTAAATGGGTAAGCAAGTTTATTTCGTAGTCTATGCCGACTTAGATACCAAAGAACTAATCGTTGATGATGGAACTTTGGAGGCTCGTTTCAACGAGGGTTCTATTTGGAACACCGAAACTAACGAGTGGGAAGACGAGGCTAAAATCAGCGAACTGGCTGAGGCACAAGAAATCCTTAAAAAAGGTTTAGTGGACTAACCATTGACAAGCGAAAGCCACTTGCCCTATACTTGTAGGGTGAGTGGTAATCGCCATTCACAACAAAGTGTAAAATGATTTATAGAAAAGATTGAGGTGAAAAAATCATGAAGAAATACATTGTAGTTGCAGAAGTGAACTTTGAAGTTTATGACACTGACGAGTTCTCCGCTGAAAGACAGGGGCTTATTGCCCTAGCCAGATTTGTTGGCGACCCAGACGCAAGGGGGTATGACAACGAATACGCAGACTTGCCAACTCCGTCTATCCACCCAGTTACAATCAGGGTTGAAGACGAGAATGGAAAGTTCTTGGCTGGCTCTACACCAGCAACCTTAAACAAGGTTGAAGACAAAGAAGAAACAGCAGAGTAATCTGCCTCAAACAGAAAGACAAAGAGACAAATGAACCTAGCAATAGCACTCGGAAATACCATTAGAAAAATGCGAGTCGATAGGGAGATAACCCTAAGACAACTCAGCGCAAGGTCGCATACTTCGCTTGGGTATCTGTCTGAGATTGAACGAGGAACGAAAGAAGTTTCTTCAACAGTCTTGCAGAGTATCGCAGATGGTTTAGATGTTCCGCTTTACTTAATACTTTCAGAATGCTCAGTATCACTAATGTGTGCAGACGAAAGAGAAAAAGAAAACCGGGGCATGGAAAATCTAGTAGCCTTCTAAAAAACATAAGGAGAGACGAAATGAACACATTGCTGAGGCTATCTGCCGAATCCACAGTGGACATCTACCTACTTGCTGAAAGTGAGGAGTTGATTGCTCTAATCAAACAGAACAAGCCATACACCGAACTTTTGGAGTGGGTTAACGAGAACTTCTAGTTCTCTTAGAGCGAACAAAAAACTTTGGCGTTTTGGAATAAAATGTCAGTGTTGTAGGTTATAGTAAATGTATCAAGCAGAAATGCTTGGTGGCTAAACGAAGGAGATAGATACCAAATGAAAAAGCCACTAACAAACATAATCAAGGGCAAGACCGTAGAAGTTGGTTTTGACCACAATGTCCGAGTTGCATTGGACAAGTTCAGCGAGGCTCTGGAGGCTAAGAAGTTAGCCGACAAAGCCAAAGAAGAGGCTGAGGAAGTCTTAAGACTTGCTCTCGGTGACGCAGAGTTCGCTACCATTAGCGGACAAAAGGCGTTCAAAATGATGCAGGTAATTATGGACAGACCAGACCTTAAGAAACTTCAAGCGGAGTTTCCAGAGGTCTACACCGCAGTCGCAGTTGACGGCTCTTACGAGTTCATCAGAGCGATAAACTAAAAACTTGGTGGGCAGTGTTTCACTTCCTTTCAAATCACTGGCACTGCCCACCAAACAAACTCCGTTAGGTTTCACTTCCATTTTCCTAACGGCACGGCAAGCAAGAACCTGCCCTTTCTGTTTGCCAGCCCCTAACCGTATGACGCGGTTAGGGGTTTTACTTTTAACGGCTTGCCTAGAACGGCTAGCCCCTAACGGCTTGCCCTTTGTAGAAATGACGGCAAGCCTTTTACGCAAGCGTAGAACGCTTGACGGGAGACTTGACGGGTGCTTATAGCACAAGCGTAGAACGCTTGACGGGTCGCTTTTATGTAATAGACGCACACAAACCCTAACGGGTCGTGTTTTTGCACCTGCAGAAGCAGAGTGGCTGAGGGAGAAGAAATAACATAAGCAACGCACAAGAGGAAGAAGCAGAAGCAGAAGCAGAAGCAGAAGCAGAAGAAACAATGCACATTGCGAAATAAAGCATAAGAAAGCATGAGGCAAAAATCTGGGATACCAGATTTTCCATGCAACCCAGAAGTCCATGCTTCGCATGGAAAAATAAGGGACCCGGATTTTTACCTTTGAGATTTGGATGCAGAGGCGAAGATGAGATTTTTTTGTTCTTATGTTTTTAATTTGAGTTTGGAGAAGATTTTTTTGTTCGCTCTGGGCAAACAAAAAGTTTTCCTGTTTGGGAAGATTTTGTCTGGGGTTGGAGTTATTGTATGTATAGGAGGTGGAACATGAACCATAAAGTAGAGATACACATTGGCAATGTCAATGTGGGTAATCACTTCTTCGCTACGCTAGATGAGGCTAACGCCTTTGTTGAACTATTCAACTCATCTAAGCACAGCCTAGATAACTCGCTGGCTATGTATGTGAACGCTTACTAAATAGCCACCTGCGACCTGAGCAAGTCCTAAAACTGCTCTAAACCTATTCTTTGTAAGGAGGCGCTCAATGGTAAAGTTTTACTTTATTTTTGATGGCTATGGTTATCCACTCTGCGATACTCACTCTGGGGGATTGCAACTTGGGGTGGAAACTGACCTAAGTTGTCATGCTTGCGACAAACTCGCTCAGGCTGAGTAGTCGCCACTAAAAGTCGCTCACTAGAAATAGTGGGCGATTTTTTTTGCATCCGAACTTGGCTGGGCCGGGGATTCCATAGTGCATGGAAAAACAGGGGACCGGGAAACTTGATGCGTCTTGCCTCAACTTCTATTTATTTGTTGTCTTATGTTTTTTCTCCAGGGCCTGGAGGCTTCTTAGCGTTCACTGAGGGAGAACAAAAAAAGTTGGCACATGGGAATAAAAAAGTAATGTATTGGGTTATTATTTGTATGGAGGTGAAAAACTATGGATAACTTAGAGACAAAAGTCACGCTTAACAGCGACTGCACTTGCGTTGATGAAGATGACAACTTCATTGAAGAGTGTTTTGGTTGTTGGGATGATTCCAAGTATGACTTGGACTTACTTGTTAAAGAGGTTCAGGCTGATAAAGGCTGGACAGATGAGACAGAGGTTCAGGTTGAATACAGGGGAGTATCTTGGCGTAGAGTATCTGGCGATTTTGTTATGGCGTTCAACGCTGATGACTTAATCAAGAGGTTCTCGCTCAATGGCGACTTCAAGTTGGTATTTACTTATGCCAATGGCGAGTTGGTATTGGTTCGCTATTCTCATGATGAGCCTGTTGGGACAGGCAACATCACTTTCAAGGCTATCTAGTCTTGGCAACCTGAGCAAGTTGTAAAAAGGCTCAACACTACAAAAGTCTTAAGGAGGCTGATTATGGAGAACTCAAAAAGAACTCTGGAACTAGAAACTAAAACTGTCTACACAATGTTAGATACAATGGGGGACATTATCATTACTTCTGTCGAACTTCAAAAACAAATGGAGTTGGCTGGTAAAAAGATACCAAAAAAGTTATCTAAACAAACTCGCAAGATTATTCTGGCTCACGCTGATTTACAGATTGCAAATAAGCGTGTTGAAACTGCCGAGTTGGAGTCAATCTTCTCTATGGATTCATTCCAAAAGTAATCTCAAAACAAAAGTCCCGCGTTGGAAGACGCGGGATTTTTTGTGCCGTTTTTTGTGGGGTAGGGATTTTTCCATGCCATCCATGAGCATGGAAAAACACGCCACCCGGCTCCGACCTGAGATGGAGAAGAGTTCTTGTCAGTGTGCTGGTGTATCTCGGAAAAAACATAAGAACACCGAAAACCTGTGCGATAGGCAAAGATAACGATTTGGTAACGAAAGAAAAAAGTTTGCTGTTCGGGAATAAAAAGTCAGTGCGACCTGTTATAGTTAGTATGAAAGGAGGTAGTCAAATGACTATCACATCACCCACCCCGGCTCGCCCGGCCTCTGAAAAGCAGGTTGCTTTTCTCAAAACCCTTATTAGCGAAAGGGCAAACGACCTTGTTGTTGATTTTGCCACTCTCACTTCTAAGCAAGCCAGCGACCTTATTGGTTCGCTAATCTCCGCCCCACGCAACAACGCCCCTGTTGCTGAAGGTATGTATCGCAACGCCAATGGCGTTATCTACAAGGTTCAAGCAAGTCGAGAGACAGGCAACCTTTACGCAAAAGTCCTTGATGTTGCTGAACGCAAGTTCATCTACGAGCAGGGCGCTATGCGTGGTCTAACTGCCGAAATGCGTATGACTATTGAAGAGGCGAAAGCCTTTGGCGTTGAATACGGTTTCTGCGTATGGTGCGGTAAGTTCCTTACCGACCCTGTATCAGTTGCTCAGGGTATCGGCCCGGTTTGTGCGGGTAGGGTCTAATGGCTACCAACACCGAACCTAAGTCGGCTTGCTGTAACGCCGACTACCTGTGGCTACATTGTGACGAGTGCGAACTTGCGCTCAATGACGGTGAGGGTCACGACTTCGCTACTTGTTCAAACTGCGGTGCGGACATAGACGACTAAACACGGCTCGCCCCTAGAAAGCCCTTGCTGGAAACGGCAAGGGTTTTTCTTTATCTGGAACGGCTGGCTTGCTGAACACCGTTAGCAGTTCTAACGGCTCGCCTTTGACGGCAAGCCTGTATAAAAGCCAACGGCTAGCCTTTGACGGCTCGCCCTATAAGCCAACGGCTAGCAACTAACGGCTAGCCTTTAAAACACTAACGGCAAGCCTTTTTGACGGCTTGCCTTTTACAAACTAACGGCAAGCCTTATAAGAGATAAAAAGCCAACGGTGAGCCTTTTTACGAGTGGTATGTAGGTAGGCGTGAAAAAAGCCAACGGTAAGCCTTTTTAATGATTAATTACAAATAAAAATACAGAGGCATTGCGTCTGGAAAAGTGGAGAAGAAAAACGCAAGAGGGAGAAAAAACATAAAAATACGAAGACATGGGAGAAAAAATGCGAAAAGAGGCGAAAGGAAAAAAAGGCAACCCAGGCTGGCCTGGGGGACTTTATTACATAAGCATCTGGTTTGGAAGACTTGCATTTCTGGAAGATTTATGTAGTTCTGGAAGATTTGTAAAGATTTGTAAAGATTTGGAAGATTTGGAAGATTTGGATTTGGTGGGAAGTGGGCTGGAAGTGGCTTTGGGTCGCCTGTTTGGGCTGGAAGTTCGCTTCTGGTGGGCTGGACTTGGGTTCATGGGAGAAAGTTGGTTGGAAGGTCGCTTTCCGGGGGGGCCTGGGTAGGTGGTATTTCCATGCAGAATGTTATTAAAACCTCGCTCCTCTGGCTGAAATGAAGCCTCATCAACAATGGAAGTTCTGTTTGGGAGAAGTTTATTCGCTCAGTGGGAGAAAGTTTGTAAGTATAAGAAGATGATTTACACATGTCAAGCGATTTGCAAAATTAATTTCGCATGTCTGCATGGAAAAACTGCCTGGGCGAACAAATAAAAACATAAGATTCATCAGTGTAAAGGTCGGATGGAGAAAAAAATGAAGAGAAGATTTCTTGTCAGCAAAAAATAACATAAAAATAAAACATGTATAAAACATGTTTGAGAAAAAGTCCAGAAGATTTCTTGTCAGTAAAAAAAATACGAGTGCGTGCAGTTCCAGGTTCCTGGAATTTCCATGCTTCTTATGTTTTAAATTTCTGCCTCTCGTCTGCTTCCTCTCATCAAATAGATTTGATTTCTCATTTGGATTTGGGCTGGGCTGTGCGTGCAGACATTTATAACAGGTTGGTAACAAACATAACACTTGGGAAGTTATTGGCAAGTTATCTGGTTTTAATTAAGTAGAAAGGTGGTGAAAATATGGACACTAATGTTTGCGAAACCCCTTGGTGTGACCACGAATTAAGTGGCGATAACATCAAAAGTTGGGCTGGCAAGAATGGTTATTGTGATTCTTGCTGGTTGCTGGGCTAAATAGTTCAGTTTAGATTTCCCCGAATTAGTTGGTTCGGGGATTTCTATTTAATCTGCTTCTGCAACTCGGATGCAACTCGGATGGAGGGTGCGAAAGTTTCCTGCCGTGTGCATGGAAACCCAGGGGACCTGGAATTTCTTCTGCATCACGGGAATCTTTGCGTCAAGAAGTTTGTTGCGTTTGGAGATTATTATAACGATTTGATAACGACAGGAATAAATACGGGGGATTATCCGTTTATGTTAGTGAGATAGAAAGGAAGTGATTACTATGCCGATACTAAACAGCAAGGGCGAAGCCTTTATTGAGTGCGGGGGTTGCGGAAACCTATTTGACCCAAGCACCGAAGTAAAGATTTACGAAACCCACGACTGCGAAACCTACAATGTTTGTAGTGATGAATGCGGTTGTGGCGACCCCGGGTGCGACACAATAGCAAAGTAATAACTGAATACCGCAAGTGCCAACTCCATTCGGGGTTGGCATTTGTGTTTAACGCCGAAACCCAGAGAACGCAGGTGGATGCTGAATTATTTTGAGCCGGGGTTCCTAGAATTTCCATGCCCGGTTTTTCGTTTGGATACGCCGTCATTCGCTGTGATGAGTGGTGGGGCTTCCTCATCTATAACATAAGAGAACGCCGACTTGTGTGATAACGATTTATAACGATTTGATAACAACGCCGATGCTTGGGAAGTTTTTGTCGGGGGCGGGGGTTATTATAACTATGAAAGGTGGTGATTACTATGGAACTAAATGACGCGGGGCAACAAGTTGTTGGTGGTATTCCACAAACTAAACTTACGCCGAGTGACCTTGTTAAGTATTGGGGTGCGATTATTGGTGCGAACACCGATGGCGACCTAGCAACTTGGCAACACGACACAACTATCGTCAACATCTTTACCTCAAACCAAGATGGAACTTACGACTTCTCAACTTACATAGAAGAAGACTTAGAGGGCCGGGATTTGGATTTTGTGATGGAGATGGTCGACCAGCAGTTGTTTATCTAAACCAATGCCGAACCCTCTGGGAATAATTTGTCAGGGGGTTCGGTTATTATTCTTTTACACCGAGAGGAGGTGGGACTATGGAACTAACAGCAGTAGAAGAGCAAGCAGTAAAGGCTATCTACACCGATTATCACAATGGGACAACTAACGCCGATGAAGCGTTGCACGCTTTGGAGCAACTAATCAATGGTGGACTATTGCCTTGCGATAAGTGCGGGGAGAAGATAGAAGCAGATACACACGCCGAAGAACTTGGTATGTGCGTTGAATGCTCAAACGCTTTCTTTACTCACAAAGACGAGGCAAACTAACACCGAATCTTCCAAACACGACCCTCAACTCAGGTTGGGGGTTTTGTTTTGCTGGGCTCGGCTGGGTGGGCTGCCGAATTTTCCATTCCCTAAACGCCGTGTTATTTTATTTTTAGAAAAAGTATTGACATCCGCTGGGGCAATGTTTATAATAAAGTTATGCGAAAGGAGGAACTCATGCATGAATACGAAAAAACTTTACAAAAGTTATGTGCCGAACTTGTTGTTGAGCAAGGAAAGAACGCGGTTTTTGACTTCGTGAAGCAAAATCATAGAGAACTGAGTTGGTATTTCTGTCTGGAATGCAAAAGTGAGTGTCCTGCGACATCAAATCAAGTTTGTTTGGTGTGCGGTGCAAACATTTTTGATGAAGACGACCCAACCATCTAAAAAGTATCCCGTATTGGAGAAAAAAGCCGATGCGGGATAGTTTTTTGTTCGCCATGGGCATGGAAAATGCGGCGACCCTGACTTGACTTTTGTTTTATTATCTGGGACAATGTAATCAACAACCAATACCGAAAGGAGATGAAAATGGAATACGAGTTTCTATTTACGATGTGGGAGTGCACCGCTTGTGCTCACCTTTACAATAACGAGCAAGAAAAATGCACGAACTGCCACAACGAGTGCAAACCTATAAAAATTAAAGGCGTAAGAGCCTAAACCCCCGTTATCAAATTGTTATGAACTGCCGATAGAAATACTTGACTAATTTGTGCCGTAGGGTATAGATTTGCTGTATGGCAACAAAATCTCTCGGAAAGGAGAACGCAATGAAAATTGTTATTGCTTTGCTAGGTATGTGGTGTTTTTGGAATTGTCTTCGCATCACCGACCAACTCGGACACGCCTTTATCTTTGGTGGAAACTTACCTGCTCTATGGGCTGGGCTTTTGCTTTTCTTCTCTGGGTTTGTGGGCTGTGTAGTGTATCTGTTTGGAAACAGGGAATAAAATGTCTGCCGTTTTAGTTATAGTAATTATCAAGAAAGGAATTGATAACTAATGGAAAAAACAAAAATAAGAGTAGAACTGATTTCTACTTCCGACCCTTATACAAATCTAACTAAGGGTGCATTAGGAACTAAGGTGATGGAATACATTGACCCTTGGGGATACCGAACAATTGTAGTGCAATGGGACAATGGCTCTAACCTAAGTCTTATCGAAGGTTCGGGAGATAGTTGGAGAGAGATTACGGAAGTGGTGGATAATGTATAACTATTCATCAGCAACTTATACAGTCACTCTGACCACAAACTCTACGAGTTACATTACGAGTGTTACAACACCGACAACTGACCAAGAAGAAATTATTGACTTGGCGATAGAACGCATAAAAGAAGAAGATGGTTTTGACTTATCTAATCACAAGTTAGTTGATACCGATGTAGAAGTATTGGAAGTGTGGGACTAATGAGTGCTACCGATTACAACGACCTAAGCCGACACATAGGACACGATGTAGTAGTTGTGACCTATGCCGATACTAATGTCGCCATTGAGTGCGAAGAGTGTAGTGAAGTGCTACTGGACTTTGACAAAGAAGTTGAGTGCGAGAACCACACTTGGACTTTACAAATGAACATAGCCAACACCCCGACACAGAACTGGTGCGAAGAGTGTGGAGCAACTGAACCTGCCGACCCTGAAGATGTGGCAGAACAAATCCGACTATTAGGAGAGAACGACTAATGAACGATAAAGAAAAAGAACTAATCAACAATAAAGAAAAAGCGTTGATAAATGTTAGAACCATTCAGATTTGTTTGCGTATGGGTTTGACTATGGAACAAATTAAGAAAGTGCTGGATAAAAATGAATCAGGAAACTAAAATCAACACCGAAAGATTATCCCCTGAGTTTTATGTCTGGGAAACTGGATACGAAGAAGTCTGGGCTGATAAAGATAATCCATTTTTCGTAGTGCGAAATGGCGAAATGCGTATCCACAAAACCGAAAAAGATGGAAGTGTAAAGATAATCAGATACACCGATGCTTTGCTAAAAGAAATCAGCAACGATGGGGAACTTAGCAAATTGTATGAACAAGATGAAGAACTGCTAACAATAGTTATGAACCCTTGGTTTGAGATTTACTCTATCCATCACACCGACTACTACTCTGAGCCGTTTTCTGAACTGGACAAGGCGATAGATTACGCAAGAGAAATGCTGGTGAAGTATCCCGATGGGATAGTTACCGACTAAAAGAGAGAAAGAGAAACTGGCTTGGGAAACCGAGCCTTTTTCTTTATGCCGAAGATGGCGTGGGCAGCCTGTTTTTCCGTTCACAATGCTACCTTTGTAGCATGTCCTTTCACTCTGCTACACCGATAAAACTGCTTGACGCGTTTGATGAACGCATCTCTTTTCTTTACTTCCTTTCAGGTGGGGTGCATGATGGGAGAATAGTTCTGATTTCCTCGTTGGCGAGGCAGGATTATGAAGAAACAAGTGTCTTTCTCTGTAATGATTTGGAGGGAGATGATGTGGACTGGGGTAATTCGTTATCAACTATCCCGTATGTGGATACCGAAGATGCACTCAACAGGATAGGATACACAACGAAGATTTCCTCTTGACATGGAAAAACCTGCCGCCTACAATAAAACACAAGACGATAATGACAAAAGGAGATGCCGATGGGCACGACTGTTGATGGATTGAAGCCGACTCACGCCGTAGGAGAGTCGTTCAGTAGAAATGTGTGGGGCTGGACTCCACTGAAGAACTATGTTCTTGAAAATCACAACAAATACGAGAAAGCCTTTCTTGATGGCAAACTCACTAAACTCCAAGCAAGCAGACTGGCCGATGCTCTGTTTGAAGACATCGCAAGTGGCAAGGCCGAGAAATATGCCGATAACTTTATGCTCACTGTAAAAGCAGAGCCAACTGTCGTATGTGAAATCTGTGCTGGCACTGGTATTCGTGCCGATGAACTTGGAAAAGAAAAGGGTATGGACAAGATGGAGTTAGTGGCTCTGCTTGCCGAACAAGTTGGTAGGACACACGGATATTGCAATGGCTGTGGTGGGTTTGGCTCAAGGAAGACCAACAACAGTAGTTATTACTTAGAAGTAGAAGATATCCAAGAGTTCGTCGAGTTTCTCAAAAACTCAGGTGGAGCAAACTGGTAAAAAATCTTTTGCGACACGCTTGACAAATGTCAGTGCCGTTGTGTAGATTTCATATATACCAAATGGTAACAACAAACGATTGGAGAAAATACTATGGGTATGGATGTATATGGCAAGAGCCCTAAGAACGAAACTGGCGAGTACTTCCGCCGTAATGTTTGGGGCTGGCGACCACTCTGGGACTACTGCGTTGATAACTTCAACGACCTAGTTGGCGAAGTATCTGGACATTACAACGATGGCGATGGATTGAACAACGCTGGCAGTTTGGAACTAGCACGCCGAATTAGAGAACAACTAAAAACTGGTGAGGCTAAGGATTACATTGAAAAGCGTAATTCTCGTTTAGCATCACTTGAACGACCTAACTGCGAACTCTGCCAAGGAACTGGTATTCGTACCGATGCACTTGGCGTAGAGCACAAGATGCCGATTAGAGAACTTTCACCTGAGATGGCATCACTAACTAATCGCACACATGGTTGGTGTAATGGTTGCGATGGCGAAGGTAAGAAAGATGCGTGGGAAACTTCCTACTCACTTGACCTTGATGATTTAGAAGAGTTTGCCGAGTTCCTAGAGAACTCTGGTGGATTTGAGATTTGCTAATGAAAGAGCAAACACAACTCACGAAAGGAGGGGTAAAAGTGAGAGCAAATATGACAAAAAAGAACGCCGATGCTAGTTGGGATTGGTTTGTTGCTATGTACACAAAGCGTGGCTACAAATCTCTAAACCAATTTGCGATGGCTACTGGAATGCAGAAAAGCAGTCTAAGTAGATACTTCCATCAGCAACGACAGTTGCCGTCAGGTATGATGGCAAAACTCTGCCAAGAACTCAAAGTCACGCCAAACGAGATGATGAAAGCACTTGGTATGTGGCAGTAAACCCCGCTATTTAGTAGCAAACACCTGAGCCAAGTGTCTAAACTGGCTCTTTTTACACATAAACACCGATTTATGTGGGTAAAATATTACCTATAACTGAATATGTATTGGGAGAACCAAAACAAACAACGACCAAGTACTAACTAACAAGGAAAGGTAGGTCGCCTAATGAAATGGTTGCTGACAATAACAATGGCTTTGTTGCTCAATGGGTGTGTATCATCTTCGGCAATAGCAAGTCAGTTAGCAAAAGATGAAGTGACAAGGAGTGTGGAAACTCAACAAATTGTCGCATCAAAGAACATTTTCAATAACCCCGTAATATCTAAATCCACTTCGTTTGCGAAGTATGCGGAAAGTATTGAAAATAGAAAAAAACTGAATAAAGTCGTAATCCGATTAATACACCGAGTAGGTAAAACCCCCTATGTTCCGACTGGTTCATCTATTTATGGGTGGGACTGCTCTGGGATGGTCAGATGGGCTTACGAGCAACTGGGTGTAGAAGTACCACACTCAGCAACAGCACAAGCGTATGTTGGTGAAAGAGTATCTAAGAAAGAACGAAAAGTTGGAGATATAGTAATCTTTGGCTATCGTGGCTCTAAGAGTTTCTACCACTCCGCTATTTACATTGGTAAGGACAAGGTAGTAAATGCCAATCGTGGATTTGGTGGAACTCACATACAGCCACTCTCCGATTACGAAAACAACAGAATAATCTATGTTCGGGTAATACCGACTGCGTAAAGATAAACTTCAGGAACTCCCCGTCAGAAATGGCGGGGATTTCTCCTTCCTGGGCCGCCATTTTTTCTGTGCGTTTCCACTTGACAATGGGAATAAATTCCTATAAGTTTTAGTTATTGAATACATACCGAAAGGATTCAAATGAAAACAATGATTGTTTCAATACCACTGGGACTGGGGCTACTTGCTTTGGGGCTCAGTATCAAGGCTGGCACACTGTCAATCAGTGCCGATAAGTTAGCCATACTCCTATCATCAATCACTCTTGTAGTTGGGGGTTTTGCTGGGCTCATCTTTGCTTGGCAGAACAGACCACTGGCTCTTCGTAGAAATGTCAGGAGCAGAAGATAATGACTACACCGATTATTATTGACACACAAATCGCAGAACTACTTGCGTCTATTGAGTCAAAGAACATAAGCATCCACTCACTGAATCAGTCAATCGAGTACAACAAGAAGCACTCTTGGATGGGCAAAGAAGTGGAGCAAAAAGAAATCAAACGAGATGCTCTCGAAAAAGAACTTGCCGTCGACAAGGAAAAACTGGCAGCCCTCAAGGCACTCTACACAGGATGGTCCCGTGCCTACCTTGTGCGGAATAGCAATGGGCACATTCACAAGAGTCGTAATTGCGGAACCTGCTTTCCTACTACTCAGTATGTTTGGCTTACCGAGATGTCAGGTCGAGATGAACTTGAGATTGCGTTTCTTGCTGGCGAGAAAGCCTGTACTGTTTGCTATGCTCACGCCCCATCTGCTTACTTCCTCAGACAATGCGAGTTGGAAGACCCAGAGGTAGTAGAGGCACGCCGTCTTCGTCAGGTTCGTAAGGCTGAGATTGAGGCTAAGCGTTTGAAGACTGGTATCTGGAATCCAGATGGCACACCGCTAGTAGTGCTTGAATACGCATTTAGCAGATACAAGACTGAGGTCAAGGCAGAGCGTACTGCTCAGTCAATTGCCGTCAATATGCTAGTTGGTATTCAAAGCATGGGTCGCACACCTGAAGAGATTGAGCGTAGCCAAGAGTCACTTGACACCATCTTGGTTGCTTTGGCACACAAGCGAGGAACTTCGGTTGAGGAGCAGAGAATTCTAATCCAAGCCAAAGCCGATGCTCAAATCAAAAAGAACAAGCGTAATTATCCAGATGTAAATTGGACTACAAGATAAGAGTTTTGGCTTAGGTTATAATTGGAATACTTACAGTAAGGATTATGATGGCTGAAGACAAAGCACAACCAGTGCCGACAGACATTTCTCAAATGTCCCCTAACGATTTACACGCTCTTATTGAAAAAGAGGGTAAGAACTTCGTTCAACAGACTGAAGAGGGTGACATTGACATCAATGAGTACCTAGCATCAGAGCAGTTCGACTTGCCTAGACTTCTAAATCTATTCTTCGCTTTTGAGTATTTTCATCGTGCAGGGTCAAAGCAAGCAAACTTTGATTCTAGATACGGATTGCTATACGAACTTGTATATGCTGAACTAGGAAAACTTCTCGGTACGCAACTATACGGACCAGAATATGTGATTGGTTTATAGCCAACCGCCAATAAAAAAGAAAGACAGAAAGACAAATGAATTTACAAACAATTCTATTACTACCGATTGCTTACTTACTTGTTGTAAGCATCCCGTTGCTAATCACCGATATTCGCGAGAGCAGACTAAAGAACTCTATTGTTTTTCCAGGCTACCTAGTGTGGTTAGTGTCTGCCATTGCTTATACCGCTCTATCTGGAGATTGGCTAAATGCTTTAGTGCTACCACTTGCTATTGGACTACCGCTATTAGTTGGGCTAACTATATTTAATATCAGGACCGATGCTATTGGTATGGGCGATGTCAAACTTATTGTTTTGATGGGTCTGACTTTATCTTGGAAGAGCCTATGGGTTTGGCTTACTATTCTAGTAATTGCACTATTCATTGGTCTAGTAGTTACTGCGGTGCTTGCTTTTAGAAAGAGATACCCAGACACTATCAGTTACACTATCCGTTTAGGAGTTATTACTTATCTTGTTTACATTACTCATTTGCTGGTGCTATTCACAAAGTAGTAGTCTGTAAGAGAGTGTCAAGAGAAAAAGAAAAGCGAGTGAATTTAAATGAGCATAGATGCTTATGATTACGGAAAGCAAGATGGCAAAGCAGAAGAAAGACAAAGATTAGTTGATGTAATCAAGTCTTACCGATGCGAGTGTGTTGACATGACATACGAGCAAATGGAAGTTGCTTACCCAGACCCTAAGAAAAGATTTTTTGAACACGGGAACTGTGGCTTCATTGACATTGATTGGCTTATTGAACAACTTGAAAAGGGAGAAGAAGATGTACCGCCTACTACACTGGATTAGTGGAATAGCATTTAAAGTTGCTCACTGGGCTCAGTGGCAATCAACTAAGTTTCCACGCAAGAAACACCGAAAAAGGTATTTGACAAATGTCATAGGATATGCCTATGATTATCTTGTTGTAAAGATACAACACCTAAAGACGAAAGGACACTAGAAATGTCAAAGAAACTAATTTCAATTAGCGAAGAGCAGTTACAGTTTGCCGTAGGGCTTACCGAGTTTGCTTTGAGGCAACTAAATCTGAAACACGATGAATCATACTCAGGCGTAGATAAATTGCTATACACGACTTGGATTGTGTCAGCAGAGGAATTGCTTGAAACGCTCAAAGCCGAAAACGCACAAAATGAGCCAGAAACGCTTGTAGAGGACATTGAACGCCCAGAGGCGTAAAAAACTCTATAAAAGACCCTAAAAGCCCTGTTTGCCCCTCGCAAGCAGGGTTTTTAGCATACGGCTTATGCTTGACAGGATTATAACAAATTGGTAACATTATCTAGTTAGCGACAAAGGAGAAGAAATGACAAAGAAACTAACTATCGCATATAGCGACGACTACCTGAACTGGAATTTAGGTTCGGGAGATGGCTCACATCCAACCAAGCCTATCCGTGCCAAGATTGCTACCGATTACTTGGTAGATGAAGTGGGTGCGGACAATGTTGAAATCATTGAACCTGAATTCAAAGATGGGGACAGAGAGAAGATTGAATCTATCCACGACCCTAACTATGTTTCAGAGGTTATTGATGAGGGTAGGTCTTATGACTGGCTTGGCTTCAAGCCTGAGATGGGGCATACCGCTGGTCAGATGTTTTCTGGAACAGTAAGACTGGTTGAGAAGATACTCGCTGGTGAAACTCAAGTTGGCTTCAATCCACAGGGAGCAAAGCACCACGCTCAATACGGATGGAGCGAGGGCTTCTGCGTGTTCAACGATTTTGCCTGGGCTGCCAAAAATTTCGTGCAGAATGGGCTCAAAGTTGTTTACATCGACTGGGATGTGAATGCTGGTGATGGAGTGCAGAACCTACTTGCGGATACCGATATTCCAACTTTCAGTATCCACGGACACGGAATCTACCCAACTCACTCAGACACATGGCTTCGTGAGGCTGGAGTAGATGGCAATTACATCTATCAAAATGACGAGCAACACTGGTATAACTACTGCTTACAGCAAGGCGAGGGCGACCAAGCGTTCAAGTGGGCAATTGATGAGATTGCTAAGAAAGTTGCCGAGTATAAGCCAGATGTAATCTTGCTTGCTACTGGTGCTGATGGACATGAGGAAGAGCATTGGGGGTTGAAATATACCTACGATGGCTACGCTTATGCTTCAAAAGTAATTGCTGAACTAGCAAACAAGTTTGCCGATGGGCGTGTATTGATTGGTGGTGCTGGTGGGTATCAACCACTCACACATACACCGAGAATATGGGCTAATGTCGTCAAAGACATCTACGAAGGAACTCAAAAATCAGAGTAGATGGTAGGATTGCGTTGTGTGGGAGCACTAATCGCTCTCATGCAAAGCATCTTACACAGAAAAACTGGCCACCCAGGGTAAAACAGGAGTTGAAATGGACATCTTCGTCGTTATTTTAGCAATTTTAGGTTTTCTTGTCATCGTTTGGCTAGCAATAGCAGTCGATAAGAGGACAGAACCGATTGAATACACGGATGAAGAGGAAATTTCAGCACTTTTAGGTGTTGTAATGCCTAAAAACGAACAGAAAGAAGAAAAATAGATGCCAAGTTGGTTGATTTTACTCAGAGATTTGGTTTGGACATCAATTTTTGCGATTATAGCCGTCATTGCGACTATTTTCATCGCTATTTTTGCTCCAAGCAACATTGGATTGATACTTGGGACAGGATTGTCAGCAATTTCGCTCTCAATTCTCTCGCTCCGAGGCTAGTTATTCCAATAGCAAACACAATTGAATAACATTTGTATTACAGATACAATTTCAATAGAAACCACAGACCCATACGGGTCATTACATAGAAAGATAAAAGAAGAAATGACAAAGATAAAGAAAGCAAATCAAAAGTTGCCGTTTTACATCACTTCATTGCTCAATTCCGCTAAGCCAGCAGATAGAGATAACATAATTCGTTCATTGAGTAACAATGGATGGACACTAAGTGCTATCTCTCGCTCAGTTGAACTCAGTAGAGAGCGTGTTCGTCAGATTTGTGAAACACCAATTGATGGACCAATGCCACCTGACTTCACTAACCCAACTCCACCGATGTATCCAGCAAAAGTGGAAAGAGAGTTTGTTGAGCCATCGCCTGAAATCCTAGCAAGATTGTTGGAACTAAAGCCGATGGCAATGCAGGTTCGCTCACACGCCACTCGCTTCAGAGCAGAGGCTGAAGAGTACACTCAACTAATTGCTAAGGCTCACTTGGAAGATGGCGTTACGCTATACCGATTGGCTAAGCGTATGGGAGTTACTCACTCAGCACTTCGTTTCAGACTTGCTCGCTATGGATACAAGACAAGCGAAAAGGGTCAGAGCAGAGTATATACACCAATCAATCCTAAGAACAGACACTCAAGGTAGTTGAGTAATACCGAAACTTGTTCGCCAATAGTGAAACCCTTGACAAATGTCAGGGGTTTTCACTTTACTGCGATACAATACTTGTATGAACAACATAGAAAAACTCTCAGATAAGTTATACACCAAGTACTACCAAGGCGTGCCTTGGGACAGGCTCACCGATGAAGAAGCCTGTATGTCTATTGGAAAAGCAATTACTAAAGTGCTGAACCAGATAGTCGCTACCGAGAAAGAAAACCTGATTGCCCCTGTTCGTGGTATGAATACCGCTAAGAAAGAAGCATTGATTAGGCTCTCAGTAGATATCGCAAATCGTGGCATCGAGTTGATGCTGAAGAAAGAACGAAGCAACTAACATCTCCATCCACTGGGCAAGTTTGCCTGGGTTGCCATTTTTTCTGTGCATTACAATAGATTCATGGCCAAATCTATAATGGAACAAATCGCTCTTCTGCCTGATGCAGAGAGAGCACTCGTCTTATCTGGCATGGATGCCGATACTCTTATGTGGGATTGGTCAGTCTGGGGCAGACCTGAACAGCACGCTCCCGTAGGTGATTGGGCAGTCTGGATGTATCTTGGTGGTCGTGGTGCTGGTAAGACCCGTGCCGCAGCCGAGTGGGTGAGAGAGCAAGCCAAATACACTAACACGGGTCAAAGGCGTTTTGCTTTGGTTGCGAGAACAGCAGCAGATGTGCGAGATGTAATCGTTGAGGGTGAGAGTGGAATTATGAATGTATCTCCACCTAGCGAAAGACCATTGTATGAACCATCAAAGCGAAGACTAACTTGGCCTAATGGAAATACTGCTACTTGCTTTACTGCCGATGAGCCTGACTCTTTGCGTGGTCCACAATTTACTCACGCTTGGGGAGATGAGATTGCTGCTTGGCGACAGACACCTGACGCAGCAGGTATGACTGCTTTTGATAACTTGCGTGTAGGAACTCGTCTTGGTCGTAATCCACAGATTATGGTTACTACTACACCTAAGCGTGTTCCATTGCTCTACAAGTTGATAGAAGAAAGTAAGAACACTGGTCGTGTAGTTATCACTCGTGGTTCTACTCTTGATAACTCTGGAAACCTAAGCGTTGCTTATCTTGATGCTATTACGGGTGTCTATGCTGGAACTCGTCTTGCTCAACAGGAACTTTATGGTGAGATGTTGGATAGCGTTGAGGGTGCTTTGTGGAATGATGATTTGATTGAGGTACATAGACAGAACGCTCTACCACTGAACACACCACTGCGTTGTATTGGTGTTGACCCTAGCGTTGCTGAGAACCCTAGAGATGAATGCGGAATAGTTGTAGTCGCATCAACTGGTGAGAGAGATTTGTATAAGCGTCAGGCTTGGGTATTAGAAGATGCTAGCGTGTTAGGTTCGCCTGAAGTGTGGGCTAACCGAGTAGTTGCTATGGCTCGCAAGTGGGGCTGTCCAGTTATTGCTGAAGTCAATCAAGGTGGAGCATTAGTTCGTAATGCTATCAACGCCATTGACCCTAGTATCAAAGTATTAGAAGTCCATAGCAAATACGGAAAGCAACTTCGTGCTGAACCAGTCGTGCTTGGCTATGAGCAAGGGCGTGTCCATCACATTGGATACTTACCTGACTTAGAGAGTCAGATGCTAAGTTGGGTTCCGGGTGAGGGTAGGTCGCCAGACAGAGTAGATGCTTTAGTTCACGCTCTTACCGCTCTTATGATAAAGCCACCAGCAGGGTTTGTAGGTGGCAAACTAACTGCTAAGTCTATGGCTGGTCGTAAAATACCAGATGCTAGAAGTAGTTTCTTTAGAGTTAGATAAGAAAAATCCCCTGCCACATTGACAGGGGATAAATCTTAGTTTCTCCAGATTGCTAACTGCTTTTCATCTAAGCCGAGTAAGTATCTCTCAAAGTTCTTATTACATAGAACCCAAGATGAACGCTTCTCTCTCATCAGTTTGATAGCATCTGCTGGCTCATAGCCGTCACGAATTAGAACCAAAGCCATAACTAAACCGCTACGATTTAGTCCAGCCTGACATCTAATAAGAACTCTCTTACCAGACTTCCAATCTTTATGAGCCATCTTAACTATGTCCAATAGATTTTCTACTGGGTCAAAGTCAGTTAGCGAACTATCATAGAAGCCGAACCTAAGTTCCTTGACGAACCAATCAACTGGGTCAGCACTTGCGTAAAGTGTATAGACGCAATCAAAGTGTTTCTTGCTAATCTCTTTGCCGATAACATCTACTTGCTCAAACCAGTCTTCATTGCCATAAGCATCAAGTGTTCCACCTTGCCATAGGTCAGGCAAAGTTTCAGTCCATAGAGATTTAGGCAAATCATTGTGCCGTGGTCGCTCAAAGTCAGACAGATTATTTCTTGTTGGTAGTGTCATTTGTAATCACTCCTTTCGTTTGTTTATAAGTGATACCACTATTATTACAAACAGATAACTATTTGTCAAGTGGTTTAGATAGATTACTTTCTATCACTACTCTATCTATAACCATACGGATAGGCTATTTATTCCCAGATTTCCTTGCCGTTCCCAGTTATTTACTTAGTCGCATATACACGGGTGTCGCCCAGTCCGCCCCAGATACACGGCTGCTCACACACCGACACACACACAAACAACATAGGGTTTCTCCCCTGGGTTACCAGATTTTCCTTTTCTTTTTGCCCCATCTGAGCCCGTGTGTCCTTAGAAACATAGCATCTTATGTAATAACTGGTATAGCAAGCCCGCTTTTCTCCGTACTTGCTCCCGAATGATAATGCGGTCAGCCAGTTCTTATGAATTGTATTTGTACTGCTCGTCTGGGCTTGTCGGCAGGTCGGTATGCCAACTCCCACCATCTAAGCCCTGTTTTGAGGCATTTAGTTAGGTCAGGCTAACCTAAGTGCCTAAGATAGCCTACTCATAGGCTTTTCTTAGCCTACTAATAAGTCTTAGATAGGCTATGTAGAGCCTAGATAAGTCCTAGATAAGTCTTACATTGCTTCTTCTAAGAACAAATAAGTCATCACAAGTGCTCACATATGTCAAAT